TAAGAATGCCGCTTCCTTGGTCATAAAATCCAGCTTCGATTTCGCTGGTGGTGTCAACTGCTTCGCTAGACGTAGCTAGCTTTCCGTTTTTGACAACTACACTGCTACCTTCGTCACCTGATGATCGTACCATAGTTACAGGAATTTTTGTAAGCATAATTAAACCCTGTTATGTACTAAAATGCCGTTTAGAAAATATGTATCGCACATATCAACCTTTAATTCGAATGTTTGTACGCTAACTTCTATAAAAGAAATTGTCTCTACTTTAAATTGCGTAGAGTGTCCAAACATAACATCGCCTTTTTGAATTTGTGGAGGCTTCTTCCATTCCCAAAAATCATTACGCTTGATTAAAATGGGTTGGTCGGCTACAAAGTGCATCAAGTTTATTTTATAGTATCCACTGCGTATGAATATTTCGCGGTCTATAACAGTGCCTTCAATCACTTTTCCTTGAACGTCTTTTGTAGCCCATTCCATAGCGAACTCTTGATTACCAAATCTAGAACTAGGCATAGCGCCTATTCTTAATGCAGTAATCTGATCGCCTACGAATACATCTTGTGTATTCTTACTTTGAAGTATATCTGTTCCTGTAGTAATCCTTTGCTTAATCATTAGTGCTTAACCGTTTGTGTTGTGTTATGGACAACAATAGGCTCATGTCCGGCAAAGTAGTTATCATACGGTTCAACATCTAGTACGACAACATTGAGATTTTCTTTAATATGGTCGATAGACTTGATTTCAATAACTCCGTCTGTACCTTTAAGAAAGTCACCAACTTTAACGTCAATCACATCGTACCAACCCCACTGCTGGTTCTTTCTAACTAGAACAGGGTGGTCTTGTGTAATGCATACGTCATTGTTAATCTTCCAATACTGAGTGTAGCTAGCATTGTAAGCAACACGCGCTGTAGTAGGTACAATCTTAGGATTCTTGAACTCTGTAGTCTTCCATTCTTTCCAGTTGCTTTCGTCTTCGTCTAACATTCCTGCCGAAGTAAAAGACTGCAACGTGTCACCTACTTTGACGTACTTGGCACGTTTGGTACTACCATCCCACATAAGAATTGGTGTATCTTCATGAACGCAACCACCACCGCCAACTATTACAGGACCGCCAGGCTCAGTCTCTTCACTATTATCTCTGCTGTTGTAACCTGAGAAAGAGAAGCGAATATTCTTGATAGACAAACGTTTATTGTTATCGCCTCTATCTGTAATAACGAGTTCCATCTTACCAGAAAAGCTATAGCTTTGTTGAGGTTGAATAGTACGTAATGCAGCAATCTTTAGTGAACGTGACGTAGTAGAACCGTCAATAGAAATTCCAGCTTCACGCATACTGTTATCAGTATCGACCCACTTGTAACTGAAAGGACCTATTCCACCTTCAAAGTTCGTTAATGAAAGAATAGCGTTACCGCCATAAGAATCATCAGTAACGTGTGCCAGTCTAACACTAACATCAGTTACTTGTCCTGACATTGGTTCAGCTTCTACTATCGGTGAGGGAAGAGAAGTGCCAATAGGTCGCGCCCAAAGAAAGTAGTTTGAGTCTGGTGCGTTTTCTCCATAGTAAACTGTTTCCGCTGGTTTGATTCCTTGTATGCCACGTTCACCAACTATACAGCTAGGCCCAGCAGGTCCAACAGGTCCCATGTTACCAACGTCACCATCTTCACCAGTGTCTCCACGCAATCCAATAGGACCGGGACACCCCATATATCCAGTAACACCAGTTTCACCATCGTTACCATCTAGACCTTTATTGCCAGCTTCACCAGTAGGTCCAATCGGTCCTTCGCATCCAGTCTTTCCTTTCTTACCATCACGACCAATTCTACCATCGCGACCTTTCTTGCCAGCAGGACCTTTATCTCCACGAGGACCTTCACCCATCTGACCGAGCGTTAAGAATCCAGACACCTCTACAACTTCACCATTATGTCTGACAAAGTTGAGTGTGCCTGTTCTCTTGTTGAATCCGATTTGTGCAATAGCTCTTTCGCTAACAGGTTGTTCGGAACTGTATGCTAAACTTTTTAGGGAATCAGTCTTTAAACTAGTTCCCTCTTTATTCTTGCTAGGTACAAGACTTTTAATGTTAGCTTCTTGTGCCATACGTTACCCCAAATTAGGCGATACATCGACTACCAAGTTAATCGTTAGTGCTGAACCATAATCACTTACGCGACCGTTACGAACACGCATTTTAGCAACTATCTCAATAGCACCAGTTGGGTTATTAGCTTTCAATACGTTCCAGCTTTGAGTAATTGATTTATCTGCATAGGCATACGTGCCTTGCTGTTCTGGATTAGTTACATTGAAACCACTGCTACCAGTACCCTTAATGTTTCTACCATACTCAGGTTCATTAAGGCTGTGCGTTCTAAATCCAAGAACAAATTCAATGTTCTCTAAACCATTAGCTGACGTAAAGCCGGGACCTAGTCTAGCATTGAAGTCTGCTGTAGCTTTAACAATAACATCACCTTTAAAGTTCACACGTTGAGTATAGATAATCTCTTCCGCGTTAACTATTCTGTGTTGGTTATTGAACACAACAGGTTTGTCTTTTGCTATTTGCTGACTTAGTTTAGATTCAATCGTGTACTCAGGAAAAGTACCAGAAACTTTAATACCCGTTCCACCTATCATATTGAATCGAGGAACTGGAATACGTAAAGGTTCTAAGTTGTGACGTACAAGCTCAATACTCTTAGACGTTACTAACGCATCAGTAACAACACCTTGGATACTGCTATCAGGATTGCCTTGGCTTAGTACATTTCTGAATATCTGAACTTCGATTTCTTGATTCGCATCAATGTCTCTGCGGAAAATCAAACGGTCATCTACAATATCGTACAAGCTACGATTAGCGTGAAGACCTTGTTCAGAAACAAACACTAGACCCTTATCTTGGGGACTGAATGGTAGTTGAAGAACACGCGTCAGGTCTTTAGTGACATAGTTCTGAGTGTGAACATGAGTTGCATACCCACGAACTTCTTGTGTAATGAACGCATTGATTTCTACAAGTAACCCTTGTGCAGGTGCAGTAGTGAAAACAATCTTTTGATTATCTTCATCGATAACGTAGTTGTTTATGCTCTGCAAGAAAGGGTCTACGTATACCAGACACTGACTAGAACTAGTTATCTTTTCTTCACCTACTACAGGGATATCGAATTCAGTTTGATTACCATCTGCAATGTATTCTGCATAGCGAATATTTAACAAAGCACCTGTGCTTGGAGTAAGCGTAAACAAACGAGCATCAATTTGGGTTTCACTAGGCAAGTCTTCTGAGAATTCAATTGCGTTTTCTGTAATCTCAAAAGCTTCTCTGTGCTGTGTAACGCCGCCAAGTGCTACCATTACATAGTTGTTATTCTTAGCATGGCTGTAGTAATGAATTTGGGCTTTCTGACTCTGTACTTGCGACAAATCTTTTTGATAGAGAACAAATGTACGAGAACCTGCTGCGTCCTCTGGCTCTGTTACATAAGCACTCATTTTTAATGTGCCGGGCGGGTGGTACAACGTACTACCATTACCAGAAGCTTTTAGTGGAGGCACCCAACGTGGACTAGTAACCCCACGCTCTAATACATAGTTAGACGGAACTTCTTCGTTTAGCCAACTTAATGATGTAGCGCCGTAGTTGCCTGAACGTGGATACCAGATTGAAATAACGCTTGTATCTGATAGCGCACTAAATCCAGTTCCTTTAGCAATGTATGCAATGTTATCACCGTTCTGAGTAGCATCGAAGATACGAGTCTCACCAGCTCCAGGTCCTTGAATAACTTGCACTACAACTACATCGCCAGCTTGTACGTTACCAAGTTCACTAGCATCAGGCTGTTTGAATTCCGTTTCGTCGTAAACGTTTTCGTATCCAACTTCACCGTTAAAGATTCTAGTATATCCAGAGAAGCCCCAATGTGCGCCTCCAGGTCCGAACTTCTGAGCAATGCCGGGTACTGCGTTTCCATCTAGCGACCATTCAAGTGTCTGTACACCAACTGCATTTGCAATAGCATTAACAGGGCTAGGTAAGTCTTCAACTGTAGGTACAGATGGGATAGAACCAAACTCAGATAACGTTACATCAATAGTGCCTGCTTCTACTTCGCTAATGTGCAGCATAGCTTCAATGCGAATTGATTCGGCAGACGACTTAACGTAAGGCTCAGAATAAACACAATGACCTAGCACTGTGTTGTCTTCTAATAAAACAACTAGCTCACCAATAGTGATAGAGCTAGTTGCGTTTGCATCAGGTATACCTTGTGGAATATCTAATGTGAATCTAACTGTATTTTCTGACAATACTTGTACGTAAGAAATGTTACCTGTATAGACAGTGTTGCTTACGAGGTTGTCTGGGATACCACCCTCTTGTTCGTAGAAGTCTTCAACGTCTGATACTTCTAAATCACCTAGCTTGAATGCTTTAGGGGCGACACGAATGCCACCCGCATCTGCATTAAGAAGTGATTGACGACCTGCTTCTGTTAAGTGAATTATGTTTGGTGTCATTATAAAACTTCCATTAATGTTTCTATAAAATTATAGTTATTCTGGTATATACCTTACAGAGAACTTGCCTCGACTAAAACCTCTAGCCGATGTTCTATATAGATACCAAGCTTCATCTAAGTCGGTTTCATAGACGCGTGTAACAGTAATAGGTTCTTGCCATTCGCCAAACAATGATGTGTCACTATTTGGTTCTGGGATATACGTAAACTCTGCTCGACCCAGTGCTTTAGGGTGTGCGAAGTATCCATACTCGTCTGCATCTGGATTGATTTCAAACGTACCGCCTGTTCTACTAGCCTGCTTTTCGAACTCACCCAAGTTATCATTGAAGCGAACAGAATTGTTAACACCATCTAAGTATGTTCCGAATAGTGGAAAGCTGGAATACACTTTGATAGTCTTCTTGTCCGTAAAACTAGGATAGTCTTTGGCTTTGATAGAGATTTCTATTTCTTTGTTTTCAACGATTGGAGAGATAGACAAAACGTTTTCGTCAAACTCTGCGTCAGGTTCATTGTAGTTAAAGAAAAAGAAAGCACTGTCTGAAACATCAAGAGTATCAGGACCTTGTGAAGTAGAACCAGTCATGATAGCACCAAGTTCATATTCACCTGCATCTATAATAGCAGTCTGTACAGTTTGAGGCAGTGTTAAGGTTATATCAGTAGGAGTAAACTGCATAAGCAACGTATACTCAAAATCTTCTGAGATAGTTCTTAACCCTTCTTTCGCTGTAGCACGTAGTACCATTACTGTGTTGTTCGTTAACTTGGGAATCTTAAAGCCCTTAGTTTCGGCATCATACGTAATACCAATAGGTCCGCTCACTACATACCATGTTACCATAGCATTTGGGTCAGTAACGTATGTTCCATCACGCCTTTGAATTCTAACAGTAGGAACAAAGATTGAATCAGGGTCATCATAAACAACTGTTTGACCCGACTGCTCGATTACATCTATTGCTTTAGAGCTTTCAATGATGAAACGTAATGAGCTAGCAACTGTTTCAACTCTATCTTGGGCAGCAGCAGGGTTACCTGCATCTACTGCGTCTGTGCTTCTAGCAAATTCCTCAGTGTACACACCGTTAATAATAACTTGCGTATCTGTTTCGACAGGATTAACAAGAAGTCCAATTACGTTTCTACTAGGCTGAGTAAGGCTTACTTTGTTACTCGATGTTTCTAGCGACCACTCAACAACTTCTGGATCGTAGAAATTACCTAATTCATCGTTACGCTCGACCTTTGCTTTAAATCGATAGAACAGTTTACCACTTGTAGGGTCAATGTCTGCAAAGCTATCGGGATTGCCGGGCAATACTGCTACATCAGGAAGACGAATAATCTCACCAGCACCAGTTGCATCTGACGGTGTTGTGTTACTGCTACGTTCAAACTGACCATCGTTAGTAATGTTGTACATGTACATGCCTGTAAGAATAGCATTAGTACTTTTCATGAAAACATCTAACTGTTCAGTAAACTGCGTAATGCCGTCATCATAGTCGGCGTATACTAAAAGCTGTGCGTTAATATTGATACGTGGATACAAGTAACCTTCGTTATCTATTTCAGCAATTTGAATTGACTGGAAAACCTCTGATAACTGGTCTTCATCTAATTCACTAACTTCATAGATACTCAAATCATCATGAGTAGGCAACAATGAACGGTAGCTTTCATTTACTGCAAGTAAAGCAGTTAGTACTTCCGCTTTGTTAACTACATCTACACGCCAATCACTCGATACCATGTAGGTGTCACCAAGGTCATCGTAATCAACAACTAATCCATACGAGAAGTCTAGCGTGTTGTCTGCGTAAATCTCACCGGGTCCTTCAATACGCGAATTCAGAATCTTATCGATTGCTTGAACAGGGTTAGCATTGCTAGTGATAGTCACTGACTCTATTTGTTGGAAATATCGTGCAGTTACTTTGAAGCTTTGCTGCTCTCCGTCAAGTAAGGTTCTTGTTTGAATCACTGCGCGTGGATATTCAGTTTCAGGGTCATTGTCGATAATGTTCTTAACTGCTTGCGTCCAATCTGCTTGAACCTCTTCTGCTAGAACTTTAAAGAACAACTCACCGTCAATTAGTCTATCTACTTGCGCTTGCGTTAGTTCGTTACTGTCTAACCAAACTCGGTCTACACCTATAAGTGCTTTAACTATTCCCTCAATCGTAAACTGACCTTGTGTTAAGTCTGCTTCAATTTCTTGATCGATAAAGCTAGGCTCAATACTCCATGTAGCGTTTGCTTGTTCTTGTTCACCATTCGCATAAGTAACAATAGCAGTCAAGAATGTACGCGTACCCTCAGGCATGTTTTCGGCGTAAATAATCTCCAAGTCTTCTGTTAAGAAAATCTTAGGTGTTACGCTGATAGAGGTAGCATAAGTAGAGTAAGGAACTTCCGTTAAGTCAAGTTCTTCATCAGTTAGGACAACGCCCTCTTCTGGAACGTCTAACGGGTTTATATAGTAGATGTATATATCCACCAGCCCTTTAATCTGTTCGAAGTTTGTTTCTTCTGTATCGCTTAGATATTCAATAAGAAACTGCGGGTGGTCTAGGCTTTCATCGATAGCATTGAACTGATCGTCAGATAGAGAAAGAATAACAGGCACGTTGTCTTCATGTTCTAACTCGTATCCAGAATCAAGACGAACGTACTTAGATAAAACCCTGTCACCTTGTTTTAGTTCGACACGATACGGAATAATCTGAGTATTGCTATTGTCATTCCAATCAACATAGAAGCGAACTCGATTAGTGTTACCTTGAGAAAGTGATTGAGGCATAAGGGCTTCAATACTGTTTACTTCTCTACGTAATGCTTTGACTTCTACTGTTTTTGAAGTTGCTAACTTAACAATACTTTCGTTGTCGTCCTCGTCGTAACGGTACACATCAATGATTGCATTCACGCTTACATTGATTGCGTCATTGTCTACACTAGGTGCAGTCATTAAACCAGAGTCAGATATTTCTGTGCTAACTGCATTAGCTGTTTGTCTGCTAGACCAGTCTGCATCTACAATGCTGATCATTCCATTAGACCAAGTAGCCTGCAACTGGTAAACGTTACGTGTTTCTTCAAGAACAGAACTAGGTCCTATAATCTCGATTGACTCAACAACTAGTCTAGGCTTTTTGAAGAATACTTTGATAGAACCATTAAGCACTCTATCATCTTCTTGGTAGTTTACTGCAAACTCTGCCGTAAAGTCCCTGTAAACAATTGGAATCTGAATCTCGCCTGTCTCACTAATACTAGTTGCAGTAGTAGACGTTTGCCAGTAAGGTAAAGTAAGCTCAGCACTTCCAGCACGAAATTGGGCTGGTAAACTATAAAGCTCTTTCTCGCTACCGTCAGTGTATTCTACAATTGCAGTAAGGAAAACACCTGTCATGCCTTGAACTATATCAGTCAAAGTATTCAACTCGACCCAAGCATTGTCAACGTACTGCTCTGCAACTATACGAATGCTTTTAGCAACAACGTTACGCTCTTTAGGTACTAGAGTTATAGCTAGTGTTTCAGAACTGGTAGTGCCGTCAACGTTGCGGTGTTTAGCAGTAACAGTAGCAGGGTGTTCTTCGAAGATTTCTTCAATTACAAGGACGTTATCTTTGAAGCTAGCATGTTCGCTATCTATGCTCCAAGTAATTCTATCCTCGTCACCGTACTCTCTTACGTTGTCGTGTCGTGTAATTAGACGATAAGTATTGGTAGCTTCTTCAAGAGGTCTAACACTTCCAACTATCTGCAATTCATCAGGAATGAAAGGCGTACCGATAGGATAAAGCTCTACCGTTACGGTCTTTGTTGTTCCTTTTGCAGTATACGTGAATTCAATATCCGTAACAAAATCAATGTCTGAGAACTCAATCGTTTTGCCGTCAAAGCTTTTAACGTACTCGCCAGAAACAGAAATAGGATATTCGCTGGCTTGCGTTTCATCCATGTAGGATACCAGTACATGCGCTGGATACTTTCTGAACCCTTGCACTTTAGATGGAATAACAAACTCCATACTTACAATAGCAGGCTTGTTCGGGTCTACGTAGCGCTTTGGTTTAATTAAGCTAGAACCAAACATACCTATATTTGCTACTGCTGAAATTGTCAGATAGATATCTCTAACAACTTTCTCAATAGGTGCAAACTGATAATAAACTTTAAGTATTCTATTCTCTATCAGCTTACGAACAATAGCTGGGTTGTCCGAAGTAGTTAGCTCTTTTAATTGGAGTACACGAATCGTTTCATTGATTGAAACACGTTCTTCATCAGTAGCCGTAGAATAACCTAATAGTTCGCGAATACTAGGAATATCTTCTGTAGTGATTCGCAGTGTTAAGCTTTCTTTCAGGCCTTGTACATCAACTGCTATATCTACTGTGCTTGTGCTATACCAGTTACCGCCGTCTACAACAAGCTTTCCATGAGTAGGTGAAAACTCAATGTAATCACTTGTATAAAGAACATCTTCTTTGAAGTCTCTACCAAGTAAGAAGCTGATAAACTTAGGATAGTTCGGATTGCCGTCTGTTTCCCAAAACTTAATCAACTGATAGAATGAATTGGTAAGCTTCTCTTTGTTGTGTTCAAAGAATTCACTAGTAAGGTTTATGCCTGCTTGACGAATAGCTCGTTCGATAAATACAGGGTCTGTGTCTTGATCGATGTAGCGAATTCTTTCTAGTTCTTTTAGAGGAGAACCTAGCTTACTGTCGTATACTCGCTGTGCAACATCTGCAAAGGAAGACCATAAATCATCTTCCTTTAGAATATCAACAAGCAAGTCTGTAGCTGTCTTACTCATTATCTGTCCTCACGTTCTGTGTACTTAACGAAAACGTTCAAACTGTTAAGTGTCACATACTCTAGTTTTGAATCTGGCTCAAGGTCGTTGGTAGGACTTAGTACTTCTACGTAGTCAACACCATCACGGCGCGTGTCTTCATCTGGAATAAACTTACATACGTCAATAACATCTGACTTGGAAAAGCGTTTGCCTAACATGCCTGGCTTACGTTTGAATAGCTGTATAATTGCTTCACGTAATGTAGCTTTCATTTCTTGCAAGTTAACCCAGTCTTGTACAGATACTTCAACATTCAAATCAACCAGAATCTTTTTCGGGTTGTATGTTTGAATCGTAATGTGAGGACCTATACGTTGCTGTGCGTATGTTACAAAGTCATTCCATATTGCGCTACGTGGATTAGGATTATCACCGCCCCAAGTAGCACTACCAATTGGCAGAATACATACACGAACTACATTCATCCAGCTTGGGTCATTTGGGGCAATATCGCGCTGAGACATAATAGTACAATCAGCAACGCCCGGATACTTCATGATGTTGCCTTTCCAGCTAGACGGTCTAGTCCATGTATTCTTAGACTGGTAAATATGTGGGGCATACTTTTTGTAATACGCTGCTGACTTTGGAAACGTACCACCTTTAATGTTCTCAATAGAAGAACCTGTAACTAATGGATTAGCTACTACGGTTGCTCGTGTACCAGTATTACCAACGTTGCCGTTCTGACCTTGAGTAATTACATACTGAACAATAACAGTATCTTTCTTTGTCAGTGCTTTACCAAACGTACCATCACCAAATAGAAGAGAAACATCACCATCACCTGTTGTAGATTCAAAATACTTTGTATCTGATGAAGTGAGGTCAGTTAAGGACTCTTCGTGGTCTTCCCATTCTGTGTAATCGCCTTTTTCATCTACTGTATAAACAAGTAGATCGTGATCAGCAACTGAGAAGTTAGGTTCACCTAGTACAATCTCTGGCATGTTTATGTTTCTGTTTGCCATTGAGAATTCTTTACGACGAACAATACCTTCATATAGTGTGAATATCTTTGTTTCACGTACTTGCAGTATAATACTTTCACGACAATAAAAGCTTCTACCAGAAACGTTTATCTGGGCGTATGGAGGCACGTTAACTTTTTCGTTTGAGTTGTTCGTAAGTTGGAACTCTGCTCTTGCACTGGTACGGCGATTTATCTTAACGCCTAACATTCTTGTACAAGCAAAGATACTGCTATCTCTTCTAGCATGAGTAATAAAAGATTCTAGCTGTGCAATATCTAGGTTAACACCTGCATTGGTATAAAGACCTGCCATTACATCTACAAGAAACGTATTCAAACTAGAAGTAAGTTTATCCTGCCAAGGGTATTCTTGTGCAAACTGTTCTTGGATTTCGTCAACAATGTTTTGGAAACCTACTGTAGTTCTCGATAGTTGAATGTTGTTCATAGTCGCTTCAATCCAAATTCTATGTTTTCAAAAGTTAGCCCAAGTCTAGGTATCTCTATAGCGATAGAAACAAAGTAATTGCCGTTGTCTACATCTGGTAGAACTTCAACGTTGCGCACATTAACTCTGCTATCACCTATTCTACTTCCAGTAAGACCAGTAATGATAGTACTACGAATAGCGTTAGCAGTTACTGTATCTAAAGGTTGAAATAGGAGTCGTTCTAAGTCTACACCAAACTCAGGTCTAAACCATCTTGTTCTTTTGCTTACACCTAGTATCATCATGATACTTTGCACAACGCTTTCTCTGTCGCGCACTTCTGTTTGAGAAGTTTTATTCATTTGAAGGTTTACATCTGAGAATAAGAAGTTGCGCTGGGCAGTTCTGTGGGTATCAACTATATTATCTCTTTGAGCTATAGCTGTATTGTTGGTAGGGATTTCTTGTGCTGTGTGTCTTTCGTAATAAGAAAGATTGATAGGAGAACGTGCCATTAACCACCTGCCTTTACATTAGAGCTTCCTTGTCCTGCTGTGTCTCCACAAGTAAGCTTCTTTCCTGTAGTATGAATACCTTTACCATTAACTTTAACAGTCGATGAACCTAATGCTGCGCCTTGGTGACAACTGCTAGATAGACAATGGACGGCGTACTTATCGCCTTGACGCACAACACCAATACCATTAGCTTTGACGTTGCTGCTTGCTTGGATGGATGGAACAGGCGGATAGCCGTGACCTACACTCTTATCTCCAAGTCTCATAACTGAACTACCCATAAGTACTCCTGCACTCAGTAATTTTATAAAACTGTAAATACCACGTAATAATAGTAAATTAGCAAATTGCAAATCAAGGGGTTGCTCCATGCTCTATGCAAGAAATGTTTTACAAAGCCTGTATGATGAAGCTAAGACCGATACAGAACGAAAGAAGCTTCTGGACGGTCTAGTTGTCAATGCAAGCGTTAACCACTTCTCCCATCTATCGGACTCTAATACTACTGTAAGTAAGCCTAATATTTCTTGCAGACACTCTTGGACTTTAACTGCTGAGGCGGGCTTTAAAATTGTAGGTGTCACTTTAGATATACTGGATACGGTAGAGAAGGCTACAAAAGAACTGGTAGATAATATTATCGACGCAAGAGACTTTAAAGTCTTAGAATCTTATGCGCAGATTCAGAAAGTTCTGGGCGACGATGGTAAGACTTTAATGAATGGTAACACGCGTTATTTAATAAAAGCTATGCCTGAACTGTCCCAGTCTGTCTATGATGCATTGACGTTTACTGACACACCTAATAATAATGTTTCTATTTTCGCTATGGAGAGTAGATACATAATTAAAATACCGCAATTTGGGTCTGCATTTAGAGTAGACATTAAAGAAAGTACGTTTGACTCAAAAGCAAAACCCGTATACAAAGCAGAAATAGACTTCAATTGGGACTTTGAAGGTCTAGAAGTTTATTTAATTAACAAGAGTATGTTATGAAAGACAGAATCGAATACGAAAAGAAACACTTAATAGCCTTGGATGCAAACAGTAAGTGGTTGCAAGACCTATACCTAATCCTATCTAGTGAACACTTCTTTACGGTTATAGATAGCAAGTTAGAAAATCAAATAACGGTAGGACCCTTAAACGCTTTTGTAATTCTCTTTCCTAGTATAACAGATGCAAAGCTTTTTGACTCACTTGGTAATTGCCTATCACTAGGCTGTAGCGTTATGAAAAACGAAGAAGAGTTTGAAAAGCCTTTAATGAAGCTCCAAGCTCTTGCTGCACAAGAAACAGTTACCAATCAAGAACTGTCTGAGTTAGCTATTGCTTTCAACAAAGCTGATACAGAACGCTTTATGCGAACTGACCGAACAATCCTTATGGAAATAATGACACAATTCTTTTTGTATTCAAGTTTCCTAATTGAAGACGGCATTCTCGATATCAACTTCGAAGAAGCCAAACAAAAACGCATAGATTTTATTATGCAAAGCAACACTAGCACCACCCACTAATCTTTTTGGAATATTTATGAACTTTCTTTTTATTACTGAACGCGAAAAAACTATTGCTGGCGAAGTATGTCCAACTCTAGCAGGTGTTGATTTAAAATCATTTGAAACTGAAATGCCTGTAACAGTTAAAAAGCTTCGTAGTGAATATGGAGAGCCGTTTGACCTTCGTCTAGAACAATTCGAAACTTTTAGCACGTTGTCTTTTCCTTTGTTCGGCAGTGATGCAGATTTTATCAAGTGCTTCGAACAAGTTAAAAAGAACGGTATGATGTTTACTCATATCTTTCTGGATGTACGCAATGCTCAATTTGCTTGGGCTGCAACCGAATCTTACAGACAGTGCTTGAACAACAACGAGCGCGTGTTCAATTCTTTCATTAAGCACCCTGTGTTCCACCACTGGGTCCCGTCATTAGGATAGTCTATGACTATTACAAACTGTAACTTGCGTGACGAAGTTAGTGTATCTATCTCTGCTCCATCTGTTCAAGTAGACCCTGAGGTAGGAGCTAGCGCTAAAGTAACAACTGCTTTTTCAGCCTTTAACGATTTTTCTATAAGTGTTGAAAGTACTGTTATCTTTCCAGATTATTTGAATTACCACACAACTAGTCTTTCTGACAATCCAGAATTCGTTCGGGCTATTAAGGACGATATGACGGTTAAGTTTGGACGATGCGTAGAAGCTTTACAAAACTTATTACCTGAAAAGGAGAAAAATAAAATGGATATTTTAGATTCAATACCGAACTCGTCTTCTATTGAAAACATAAACATGCCTGTTGAGAACATGCTTCAACTTATTGCGGTTGCGATACAGGCAGTAGTAAGAAAAGAAGAGGGAAAAGACAACAAAGATTTTGATGTTATTGTAGTAGACAGTCCTAAATATCCTAAAGCTTGGACAATTACTTTTCAAAACTCGAAAAAGAACTACGATGTTATTGAAAGATTTCACTACCCTCTGCTTAATACGTATCTAAAGTCTAAAGGCTGGGAAGTAGAGCATATCAATAGAAAGCCTGACCATCGGGACAATCCTCACACTGCATCTTTCACATTAAGAGCTATAGAGAAAACGAAATGATGAATCTTATACTTGTAGTAGGAAAAGATTTTGATGAATCTCCTTGGAGTCTAGATACAGTAAGTGAAGTTCAAGAATGGTTTCACGTTGACCCGTATAAAGGCTTTAAGAATTTAGTATCAAGATTTTTAAGCGAAGCAGGTCGTCAAGTTCGTGTAGTTCATTATGAAAATATTTTCAACTGGATAGACAATACGGGTTCTGACGAAAAATTCTATTTAAAGGTATGTCCTTTCTTCAACGAATCAGAAAGCGAATACTCTTCTAGGGAACATGCAGTTTCCGAGAAAATACAAAGCTTAGGAAGTGCCTCTAATAAATCAGTCATACTTAGGAAAAGGAAAGACAAATGAGCGGAAAAGATATTGCAACAATTGAAGAACGTACTCGCGACCGTATTCGTGAGGTCTTTGCTGGACTTCTTTCGGACGAAGAGCTAGATACACTTATTAAGAAAGCGTATGACAAGTTCTTTAACGAACCGAGTGATCGTGTAATTATTGATAGAACTATTCGTGAGGAAGGCGGTAACTTTACTGGCAAGCCTCAGCGAAAGGTTTTAGAAACTACTGGTGTAAAAGCTAGCCCATTCGAAGTTATTTGCTTTGACTTCTTTGCGCGTGAAGTTCATAAACATATATCGGGTATATTTGAATCAGAAGACTTTAACATATCGCATAAAAGCGAGTTTGTTACTGACGAACACGGCCAGAACGGTATGTATGTTCCAACTATTAATCTAGGTAAAGAGCTAGAAGAGCGTTGTGAAAAGCTTGCTAAAGAAAAGTCACACATTTTCTTTGAATCTATCTTTGCAGGTTTTATGTCTACTGCTCGTGTCGATATGATTAATCAGATCACTAACAATCTGCACGGTGGTAACAATCAATGGTAAGTCCTGTTCGTGTAATGCACCGAGTTATTTCAAGCATGGTAGACAACGGTAAAGTCTATCGCAATGATAACTTGGTGTTTGGATACTCGAATGGGCTTTACTACAGAATTGTACTTACAGAAGAACCGTTCGGAACTCAGGACTGGATTGTAGAAACTATTGAAACAAGCAGTACAATGAGTTGTTTCAGAGAAGACGATTTAGAGCTGACCCTTACTCCGTTCAATGTTAACTATGATTTTGATTTGGTACAGAAAGTTGCTGAGCCTGAAATTGGAACAGTAGAAGACGTAGACCGCGACTTAATTATAGCACTAATGGAATACGGCTTTAGAGAAAGAATGGTATCTAACAGACTATCTTCTATCTCTGGCATGACGGTCTGCATGGGTGGAGTTGCTAAGTATCTAAGTTACTACTCTACTCTTCTTGATGATGCTGGAATAGAAGTTGAGTTTGAGAGTAGCTTTCTTACTATAGGTAAGAACGGTCTTGTTCTACATTCTGGTATCGTTGATTCAAAAGATAAATTCTTTGTAAGACTATAAGGGGGCTATGCTCCCTTTTTTAATGTCTGAGTTTCACGCTAATTTAAAAGCGTGGAGGTCATGAATGGAAATAGAACAATTCTTAAAAAACGTTCTTGGATTCGAACCAATTTCTAACGTAGAGAAAGAACCTCATACGTTGCCTTTTTTGCCTAGCGGATTTTTCCAAGAGTTTGTTAGAGGGAAGTGGAGAATTAGAATCTTAGATACTCATTCGCTTGAAGATAGAGCGAAGATAGGTGTTATTGTTTTGGTAGATATAGGACTAAAACAGCACACCTTGTATAAGGGTTATATAAATCAGAACGATGGACTTTCTCAGTTTCGTCGTATGTTACAATCATGTACTGATTTACTTGATAACCCTGATGATTATTCTTGTGAACGAATAATTCTATCTCAGGATAATCCTAGCTTACATTCTAGTGCGTGTATTCACATGTACTACATTTGGAAATTTGATGACCTTCTTGCAAGTTCAATTCCATCCGGCTTTAATGTATTAATACCAGAAAACGTACCCTTTGATGATTGCATAGATTTCGTAAATGGATATCTTTTGAATCTAGGTGCGTCGCATATTGGAACTAAGACATATAAAGCTTTACCCAATTTCAACAAAAGTTATGCACAACATTTTAGAAGCGTAGGAGTCAACGTATTAGACTTAGACGAATCGGGTAGACTGGTACTTAATAAGGACACTATTAAGGACAAGATATACAAACTTAAAAATGTTGAGACTGCATACATAGTAAGATTCGCACTCAAAGCCATTCTAGAAAAGCGAACGGACTATGCTATAGAATTTCTAAAGGATGTAGGTTTAATCAAGGATATGATTATAAGTCGTACCAAGCACAACACTGTGCGTATAGCTTTTATGAGTGTTAACTTTGGAGATATTGAGGTAGTAGGATGCTTGGATGAAATTCTCAAAAATATTCAAAGAAAGTTTGGTAAGTTATGAAAACAAAAGACCGTGTGTTTAACTGCATCAAAAGGCAGATGGGTAAGTCAGATATAAATCTTAGCACTGACTTGAAAAATGACCTCAAAGCAGACGACCTAGATTACATAGAACTGACTATGAGATTAGAGTCAGAGTTTGGTATTGCTATAGACGATGAAAAGTTTAGTACTTTGAAAACTGTAAATGATGTATATAGATACGTAACGGAACTTGCAGATGCTTAGGCAAATACCAGTAAAGGAGTTAGTGCTATTCGTAGTGCTTTCTCCCATTATCCTATTAGTCTTTCTTTACTGCTACGTTCGATTTAAAAATAAAAGTAGGGAATAAAAATGCTTTTGAAGAACTATCCTGAACTGATGGTAAGCATAATGCATCAAGCGTTTAGTTTTGCAGGTTTAAGCTATGCGCGTAGAAGAAAGACAGGTGCTATCGTGCTTCGTCATTTGGAAGGCAAAGAGTTTACACCAGTAGCGTTTGGCTATAACGGTACTCGACCTGGAGAATCTAACTTATGTGAAGATGCGAACGGAGATACT